GACAAGGACATGCTGACGGTGCCTGGGCGCTACTGGAGTCCACTGAAAGGATCCGGCGGAATCGTGTCTCCGGCCCGCGCTGACTACCAGTGGATGCTCCAGACGCTCACAGGTGACTCCGCGGACGGGTACCCAGGATGTCCGGGAATCGGCAAGAAAAAGGCTGAGGACGCGCTGATCGGTAGGTGGCCGCAATGGGGCGCAGTGGAAGATCTCTTTGTCGCGCAATACGCGAAAAGACAACTGGGAGACCGCCAAGCCGCGATAGCGGCAATGGAGGAACAGGCCAAGCTCGCACGCATTGTGCGCCCAGGGGACTACGACAACGGCCAGAAGACCATCCACTACCGGATCGGCGACAAGCGGGTTCGGATTAAAACGGATCATGCACAGTGACTGCCCAACATATCGGATTAAACGAGTACATCGCCCGCGTTAAAGCGCGCCACCCCGGCGACGCCGAGACAGAACGCGGCGGCGTCAAACTCGACGCCGGCAAGCCTCAGATGGCCCTTGTGCCTCCCGAGGCGCTGGAGGAAATCGCCGCCGTGCTGACGTTCGGTGCTGCGAAGTACGACCCCGACAACTGGCGCAAAGGTATGGCGTACCGGCGCGTCCTGTCCGCCGCGTTACGACATTGCTCCGCTTGGATGCGCGGGGAAGACAACGACCCAGAGACCGGCCTGTCACACCTTGCGCACGCCGCCTGCTCGCTGATGTTCCTAATCACCTACGAGAAGACCAATACCGGGACTGACGACCGCTACCAGCAACTACGAGGTAAACATGATTCGCACGGCTGCACGGCGGCGAGAGATGCAGCAAGGCGGCCCGCCTCGGCGGGTTGAGTTGAGCGACATGTTAGGCGTGTAATTCAGAAACGAGACAAAGGAGGCCCGCATGGGGCGCAAGATAAAGATGCTGGTTGAGGTAGACTGCGGCGAAGACATGGCGTTTTCGCTGGACGATCCCGAGTCTGCGCAGTGGTTCGGCCAAGAAGTGCTGATGAACCAGACCGACGACGGGGCACTGTATTTGCACAGCAACGAAATAGGCGACACCGTGGGCCGCGTGCGCGTGCTGGTGGTGCATGACTGGCCGCCTCGGAAGCGCTAGGAATTGACTGGATGAACCTTGCGGAGTTGAGCGAGGCGGTGCCGCCAGCCTATACCGAGTATTTGGGGCGGCAGCTACGGGCAGCGATCAGCGGCCCCGAAAACAGGAGCAACCATGACAGACAAGGTAAACTTGATTGACGAACACCGCGAAGTTATCGAGCAAGTGGAAATGCCGGAGGCCACCAAGGAAGTGCTGCGCGAAATTCTTGCGCAGAACCGCGTGATCTTGGAGACCAACTGCATGACCATGAGACTGCTCGGGCAGCCGATGATGTTCATTGCGAAGGCCGACGCCCATGCCGGCTAACGATCGAATTCAGCCACGCCGCTAAACGTCGGCTGGAATAAGGGGTTAGGCGCGTGCCCCGATTCACGCGCCGACGTTGAAGGACTACAGACATGGACTTTGCTCCGCACGAACAGCGCTTGATTGACGAACACCGCGAACTGACCGAGCGCCACAACAAGCTGAAAGAGTTTTTTCAGACGCCGAGCTTCGCCGTCTTGAAAGAAGCCGAAGCTAGCCGCCTGCGCTGGCAGGCGTTTTTCATGGCTGGCTACGTGGACGTTCTGGCCAAGCGCATCGACGCCATGATGCGCGCCCGAGACGCCATGATTCGCGCCAGCACTCTCGACCAGGACGATTATGTTTGCTAACTGGCGTCCAACCCTGCTGCTCCTGCTCGCAGCCACCATTGCAGGGTCGCTGTACGGGTTGGGCGTGAGCCGAGGGAAAGCGTCCGTGCAGGCCAAATGGGACGCCGAGAGAGTTGAAGCCGAGCGCATGGCCCGGCAGACACAAAACCGACAGGCCGAGATAGCCGCCGCCACTGAGGCGGAGGCGTCGGCCACTATTGCAAAGGAGAAACTCCGCCATGACCGCCTCATTGCCGCCGCTAGGGCCGAAGCCAGGGCTTCTGCTCTTGATCGTCTCCGCCTCAGCGCTGAGCTTGTCCGCCTGTACAACGACGCCGCCGCCCCCGAGTCTGCCCCCACTCCCGCCGAGCCTAGCGACGGCACCGGAACGTCCGGCCCCACTTGTGCCGACATTGCCGAGCGGGCGGTCGAAAACGCCGCCATTGCCAACCGAAACGCCGACCAAGTAGAGCGCCTTCAGCGATTCTACAACGAGCAGCGCGAAACGCTAACTCGTTGATTCATAACAAAAATTTAATAATTTGCCATACAACAGAGAGACCTTATGAAGTTTGGGAAAGACCCCCCAACCCCGGCCCAGATCCGAGCGCTGAGCGCTCAGTTGTCCGAGGGCCTCGACGACGAACTCCGCAACGCGGTAGAGCGCGGGGACTACGCCCGCGCTCAGTGGTTTGTCGGATATCACCGCTGCATCCAAGACATGAAGGAGGGGGCCGATGCAGTGGAGGAAGAAGCCCGCGAGGCCAGTTCCCGGCCCGCATGAAGTCGAGCTTCACTCTTTGCTGGCCCGCAGCAACTACCCCTACCGAAGCGCTTGGACTCCCGAAGCTCTCGCCGAATGCGTCGCGCTGATTGGGGAGTCTGGCGGGCCAGCGGCAGCCGCATGGTTTTTTCCTGCCGACAACGTGCTCGAAATGCACGTAGCCTCGTTACCGGAAGTCCGCGGCAAGTGGGTCAGCCTAAAATGTCTGCGGGCGCTGTACGCGCTCGTAGACGACACCAAAACCGCCATCGTGGCCCGCACCACCGACCCCGCCTATGCGGGCTTTCTGGCCCGCCTTGGGTTCCGGCCCGAATCGAACCACACGTACATCCTGGAGTAGTCATGGGCTTACCTTTCTTGCGCCCGCCAAAAGTGCCCGCGCCGACCGCCCCGCCTCCTCCGCAACAGCCGGACTTGAAGGGCGCAGTGGTCAAAGAAGACACCCTGGCCGTTTCGCAGCGCCTGCGGAAACGAGCATCCCGCTCGCAGTTTCGCTTCCTCGGCGCGGACTCAGCCAGCAACAGCGGCGGCCCGGCGTCCAGTAACGGAGTAAGCCTCAAGTGAAGCTATCCGAACGCTACCTGGAACTCGCCCCGGATAGGGACGCTTTCCTGCGCCGTGCTCGGGCGTTCGCCGCCCTCACGGTGCCGTCTGTAACGCCGCCCGAAGGGCATACAAAGGAACTAATTCTACCGCAGCCATATCAATCTCTGGGTGCCCGAGGGGCCAAGAACCTGGCAGCCAAGCTGCTGCTGTCGTTCCTGCCTCCGGGCGGATCCGGGTTCCGCCTGACCGTCCCGCCTCGCCTTCTGGTCGAATCCGGCGAGCTTTCGCCGCCCCCGGACATCAAAAGAGGCCTGGCGCTCACCGAGACCCTTATCAACGAGAAGATCGGCGTTTTGCGCTGGCGGCGCCCGACGTTCGTGTCGCTTCTGCATCTAATTGTCGCCGGCAATATCGCCGAGTACATCCAGCCGGACGGGCGGATCAAGCAATTCAGGCTCGACCAATACGTCGTTCAACGCGACTGGGACAACACGCTACTCGAAGTAGTCGCGTGCGAGCAACTGTCGCGCCGCAACCTGCCGGCTGAGTACCAAAGCATTGTACCTGAATCCAAGGACGGCTCGGAGACCTGCCGACTCTACACCCGCTTTGTCAAGGACAATGACGGGTACAAGTTCCAGCAGGACATCGACGATATCGCCGTAAAGCCGGAGGCCCGCTACAACGGCCTGCTCCCGATCAACGCGCTTGGGTGGGACTTCGTACCCGGCGAGCACTATAGCCGATCCCACGTCGAAGACCTGTACGCAGACTTGGTGTCCTACGACGAATTCTCGAAGAACATGAACGAAGGCGGCGCCCTGGCCGCGCGGCATCTAACGTTTGTGCGCCCCAACGCCGCGGGCGGCAATCTGCGCAAGCGGATCGCCGAAGCCCGCAGCGGAGACGTGCTGTCTGGTAACCCGGACGACGTATCAACCCATCAGTTCGAGAACACCAATGGCCTACAGGTCGTCGCTTCGCAGATTGAGCGCCTCGAGCGCTCGTTGTCGGCGTCGTTCTTGCTCACGTCTAACCTGCGCCGCGACGCAGAACGCGTTACAGCGTACGAACTGCGGATGCTGGTTCAAGAGCTTGAGGCCGCCCTCGGCGGCACCTACGCCCTGCTGGCGGACGAATACCATGCCTGGCGCATCCAGAAGCTGCGATTGCAGATGGAGTCGCGCAAGGAACTTCCCCCGCTGAACGACTCGGTAAGCCTGTCTATAACGACCGGTCTCGAAGCGCTGGGCAAGGATGAAACAGTCAATCGCGTTCGGTCTGGTCTGGATCTTGTCGCTGCCGCTGGGCAGTTCGCCGAAGACGTTTCGCGCCGCGTCAAGTGGAGCAACGTCATCGGAGAGGGCTTCAACGCGCTCGGGTTCGCCGACGCAGTGAAGTCAGAAGACGAAGTTAATCAGGAGCTTGAAGCCCAGCGTCAAGCTGAGATTGAAGCTCAGATCGTTTCAGCTGCCGCCGGGCCACTCGCCACGGCGGCTGCGCAACCGCAAGGACAATGACACAATCTGCAAATCCCCCGGCTGCACCGCAGCCTGGCACGCCCGAGTACAACGCGGCTATGGTCGCCGCGCTCGAATCGAACAACGCTGTCTCGACCGCGCCCGACCCCGTTCCCCGAGAGGAGTCCCAGCCGACTAAGCGCCCCGACGACGTTCCCGAAAAGTTCTGGGACGCCGAAAAGGGCGCCGTGAATGTCCAAGCCTTGCTGAAGTCCTACACTGAAGCCGAGCAGAAGCTGAGCGGCGGCGGCAAGCCCGCCGAACAGCCGCCCGAAGCCAAAGAGCAGCCGAAGGCGAGCCTGGCGGTTCCGGACGAAGCGCAGCTTCAAAGCTATGCGGCAGAGGTCATCGACAGCGGCTCGCTTTCAGACGCCTCGCGCGACAGCCTGAAAAAAGCCGGCTTCACGGACGCCTTGATCGACCAACTGACTGCCGGCGTCTCGGCGCAGCGCCAGCTTCTCGAGGCAAAGCTGCACACGGCAGCCGGCAGCAAGGACAACTTCAATCGCCTCGTTGCGTGGGGCAAGCAAAACCTACCCCCGCACGAGCGCTCGCTGATCGACGACCAACTTAACGGCCCCGGCTACTCCGCGGCCCTTGACCTGCTAAAGCTGCGCTACGAAAAGGCCACGGGGTTCGACCCAACGCCTATCAGTGGCGGCGCTCCGAGCGCCGTCTCCGGCGCCTTTGCCTCGCAGGCCGAAATGATGGCCGCGATCAGCGATCCGAAGTACCGCGCCGACCCGGCGTACCGCGCCGTCGTCGCGCGGCGCATCGCCCAGTCGTCGTTCTGAAAGTGTTCGGCTCCAACCCGCAGCCGTTATCCGCGGGCACCAATTCGTTTTAAGCTGACGCTTAGCTAGCGTCGGCCCATGCAAAGCCACAACAGCACCCGGCCAAGCCACGGCTTGATAACCGGCCCTCGCCGCTGTACGGCAAAGCACAATTACCCCTCCTGTAACCCCGCCCACCGCGCGTACCAGCGCGGCTTCGGGCATTGAAAGTAAAGGAAAGCTGCAATGGCTTTCGGTGACAACAGCACTCCGGCACGTCTAGGCCTCGGCCAAACCGCTGACGACCGTAGTCTGTTTCTCAAAGTATTTGGCGGCGAGGTGCTAACGTCCTTCACTGCCGCCACCATCATGAAGGGCCGCGCCCGTGAGCGCACC